AAGATCACAGACCTTGAACCAATCATACCCGATCATCAGGCTGCTCCATTCTGGATAACTTCACTCGGCAACCCCTTCTCCAAGACATCCAATGCGGCCGATATAGTCGCCGCATCGGCTGCTGTCACGTTCTTCTGACCTTGTGTCACGTTCTTGAACGCCTCGGCCAGTGTCTTGCGGATTGTAGCCGCCGTCAACTCACCTGTCTGTTGCTGCTGCTCCTGCGTCGCCTGCGCGGCCTGCGCCTGCCGACGTTTCGCCTCGTCCGGCGGCACCAGGAGGTTAATCAGGTCACGCACCGCGAACCGCGCCTCGACCAACTTGCGCTCATCCACATGGATGCGCTCTTCAGGGCTGAGCGTCTGGGACAACTGGTCCACCTGGATGCCTCTGATCTCCTTGGCGATCAGGCTCGTGGCGCCCCGAGCGATCACGTTGTAGTCACCCTCCGGCGCGTCGTCCGGGTTGAACTTCCTGTTGAACTGGACCACCGAGGCAATGATGGACTGGGTGAACGCATCGAAGTTGCGCACGATATCCTTGAACGGCAGCGCCGCGTCGCCGCGCAACATGGACGCCCCGGCCGCTGTCCGCATCGGCTCGCTCGGACCCCTCTCCATGTCACCGCCAGTGGCCGGCCCGACGAACGTCTCCATGTCGGCGAACTTAGTGAATAGGTCCAGGACCTTCAGCAGCTCATCCATGTGGGAGTCGATCTGGACGTTGCGCACCGCCGGATACTGCGCCTCGACCCCAAGGCCCTCGCGATACCAAACCTTGTAGGCTCCCACACTGGTGAGGTCCTGCTCCGGCCGCAACAGGTCGGTGTTCAACTCGATGTTGGGTCCGCATACCACGCTGGCGTTGTCCAGCAGCATCCGCGCCGACGCGGAGATAGACATCTGGCTGTCCCGGATCACGTTGGGCAAGCCGTTGCCGATGGGGCTAGTGTCATCCTCGTCGAACTGGAACGTATGCACCGTGCGGACGTTCACCCCCATCTTACGCCAGGGGTTGATGTCAGCCTTGATGACGTTGGCGTCCACCATCCACACCTCGGCCTCAATGTCGTCGGCTTTCTTCTCCGGCGGCACATCCACGCCGCACATGGTGAGATACTCACCGGAAAGCGGTCCGTTCCAGACGATGATCTCGTACTTCATCGTCTCGGTTTTCATCTCGTTGACGTTGACCTTGACCCCCATGGCCCGCAGCTCGGTCTCGAACGGCTGCGCCCGGTAGTTCCCCTGCGGGTTGCTGTTGAGGTAGGTCCTGATCTGATCCGCGAAGAAGTCCGGCCGGTCCATCAGCGCCCGCAGCTGCGCGCGGGACAGCACCTTGCGGATGAAGTAGCCATCCATCTGCGCGAAGGTCTTGGCACTCATGTCGGGGTAGAAGTCCCACACCGGCAGGAAGTCGAACTGGGGCTTGTAGCGGGTCACGGTCTGCGGCGCCGGCTGCCCCGTCGTCGGGTCCATCTGCCACTCGGTTGCCTTGGACTCCCGCACGAACGGTCCTTGCAGCACCCCCAGGCCGTAGAGGATGCCACTCGACGCCGCCTTGCGGTTCAACGCCACGTAGTCAACCGTCTGGTCACCCCCCAGCTCCTCCAGCTGGTCGTCGATATACACGGACAGGTCCGCCGCGCGCTGGTCCGCAAGGCTCTGCACCGCTTCCTTGATCGCGGTCGGCGTCATCTGGAACGGCACCCCGGCCTCCTGAGCCTTCTGCTGGGCGTCCTGCACCGCCTGCATCACGTCCTGAGGGTCCATGTCCGCGTTGGGGCTGGCCTTCAGTTCCCAGTTCCGCTCGTTGCCGGGAAACATCAGGTTCATGATCCGGCTCAGCACGCTGATGCACTTGACCCGTGTCACCCGTGGGTATGCCTTGGACCTGTTGGGAGACATATCTTTCTCGATCTCGGGGTCGTAGAGACCAAGGTACTGGCGCAGGTTGCGTAGCCACCGCAGCTCGACGATCCGCCGGTCCGAGATATACTGCCGGAACAGGTGGTCCAGCTTCTGGCCGACCTGCTGGAGGTCACTGGACCGCAAGCGCCGGACCGGGGGGTCCCCTGCCGGGTCGATGTTGACGGCGGGCGGCTCGATCTCAGCCTGCGCTGTGGCGGTGTAGCTCATCGTCGGGGGCGTTCCTGTTACCTCGCGTGGTAGCTTCTAGCAAATGTGGGGGGTGGAACGAAGGGTTTTCCTCCAGGCGCCAGGGTGCGCTCCTTCCGCTCGACCTGCCGGTGGAAGTAGCGGCAGAGGTATCCGAACGCGTCGCCGGGATGGCTGTAGGCGTTTTTCTCCGGGTCCGCCCCCTTCATCTCGTCGTTCTTGGGGTTCATCGTGAACCGCCAGCCCCCCTTCAGCGCCCGCACGAGGATGGGACACTCCTTGGCGTCGATCAGCAGCGCCGGCGCTCCCTCGACCAGCCGGGAGGTATAGTGCTCGATGGCGTTGATCCGCATAGGCAGCCGGTTGTTGGTCTCGATCTTGACCGTGAAGTGCCGCCTGAACGTCTCCACCACGGCCTTCTCGTCGTTCTGCGACCGGTTGGCCGACGCCGGGTCCGGCGCGATGACCACCCGGGCGTCCGGGAACCGCCGCCTCAGGAATGGCCGCAACCTCTCGTCGATCAGCCTGCGCGCCCCGTAGCCGCTCTGCACCAGCTCACCCAGGACCAGCAGGCGTCCTCGCAAGTCTTCCTGCCCGAAGATGAGGGCACTACCACCCAGCCCGGGGTCCATCCCGATCACCAGCGGCAGGTGCGCGTTGAAGCGCAGCGCACTCTTGGCGAGGTGCATGTCGGCGTTGAAACTCTGGATTACCGGCTGCCCCGCCGCGCTGAAGCCCCACTCCGCGTCGATAAACTGCTTGATCCACGCCTTCTTCTTGCCTTTGGCTTGATTGACGTAATAGTTCCGCTTGCCCGGCAGGTTGTCCAGGTTCTCAGCCTGCGCGCTGAAGCCACTTGGCTGGAGGAAGTACCGGGCATTCTCCGGCAGCTCCTCATGCAGGTAGGTGAACCACCAGTTGTCCTCGGTGTCCGGGTTGGAACTCCCCCACATCCCCCAGTTTGTGGCCCCCCCGTCCTTGGCCGCCGGGTAACGTCCCAACCGCGCGCTGAGCGCGTCCACGATCGCCCGGGGTATCTGTACAAACTCGTCGAAAATGGCAAACGTCACTTCGAGCGACAGGACTCGCGCCACGTCCTCCGCCGTATCCAGCGGGCGGAACATGACCTCGCACTCCACATCGTCAAACCGGAGGATGAACCGATACTGAGTGGCTTTCCACTCCCCCGCCTGTCCGTCCTTGAACCAATAGCCCCAGGAACTCAGCGTGGTGTCACGCAGCTGCGGCAAGGTATTACGGACGATGACCGCCCGCGTCCGCCTGATCCCATCAGGCCCTGGCTCCTGGAGCTTGGCCATGTAGACCAGCTTAAAAAACAAACTTGTTGTCTTGCCGGAACCAACTGGGCCTATAGTCCAGTCGTAAAACAGCTCCCCGGGACGATAGTCCTTGATGAACTCCCGCAGGGTCGGCGGCGGGGTGTACTTAATGACATCAGCCATCGACCGCGAGAGACCTCTTCTTCGGAGGCGGTGGCGCAAGACCCTGGGGAGTGCGGTGCAAACTCCCTCGCGTCGGAGCTGAGGCGCCCAGCCGTGCATCCGCGACAGCCACTTCCCGCTGTGCGGCCCGCAAAGCCTGCGGGTTCTCCTGCGTTGTACGAATTTTCCTGCGCTTGCGCATCTCTCTTCTCCTGTCAGTCGTAGGGCACCACAGGCTGGATGGGACCCGGATACTCCAGCTCCAGAATCTCCCGGCCGGCCACGGCAGCCATGGCAAAGCCCAGGGCACGAGCGTGCGCAGGGTCCAGCGCGGCGATGATAATCGGCTCAGCGGACGGCGTCAGTGAGATCAGGCAAACCTTGCCTGGGTGGCTACCGGAGTAGCCCACGTTCAGTCCGGCGTGCAGATCAGCCACAGCGCTCAGCCCTGCGATCGCTCACCTGCACCTCAGTCAAGGCGTGCCACGCGAACCAAGCAAGGCCGGCGGCGCCGAGGGTGGCAACAATAAGGCCAAGCCAGATGGCTGGGAGGAACAGGATGGCGGCCACGACAGCGGTGACGATATCGACCAGCACCAGGGTCTTGATTACGCGGATCATCGCGAAGCCTCCGGGTATGCCTGCTCCCGCAGCAGGGCTTTCAACGCCGTCTCGACCTCTTCCTCGATCCGTGGCTCCGGGTTGCGCGAGAGCACCCAGCGTGCCAGGGCGATCAGCAAGGTGTCACGGAGGTCCGGGTCAGCCAAGGTTTATCTGAATACTGAGCGCATTGCCCACGGAGCCTGACACCTTGTCCAGCCCGGCGTCAAGGCCGGCGACCCTCACAGTGAACTTGATGAGGTCTGCCTGCACCGCCGGCGACACTTGGTCGTGGGGCTTGTGGATCATCTCCCAGGACCGCTTCAGGAGTTCCTCGGACTGTAGCCGGGCGCGCATCTTGAAACTGACGCCCTCCTTGCGGAGCATCTCCACGGCGCGGCTCAGGTCGGCCACGAACAGGGGGTTCACCCGCAAACTGTCCCAATCCTCCCGCGACAGGTGATACGCCTCGCAAATCCTCTGGATCGGCGCGGTGCGCATGGCGACCTCGATCGGCAGGGTGGCCGGGTAGGCTACCTCCGAGGGGTCTTTCGGGTCTGTAAGAGTCATGCTCATGGGTTGTAGTCTATAGGTTGCTTTTGTTTTTTGCACCAAAAAATTTTTTGTATGGGTTTGTTACGATGTGACAAGTCTGAGTTGGCGGGTCGTTGCTAAGACGGCACGTTTTAAAAAGCTCAGGAAGTTCTAGGAGAGACCGTGCATACCACCCCCACCCCACCGACGCTGAAACCCCCACCGGCCCCACTCGCCGGAAATAAGAATTACTTGTCTGGCTGGCTGGGTGGCTGGCTGGCTGGCTGGCAGGCTGGCTGGCTGGCTGGCTGGCTGGCTGGCTGGCTGGCTGGCTGGCTGGCTGGCTGCCTGCCTACCTGCCTACCTACCTGCCTGATAATGTTAGACAAATCACGCAAAACACTAACACTTGACATAGCCTAGACTCGCGTCACAAGGCGCTGTGATAGGGCTTTAACCTGAACGTCCCACCATACCAGGAAAACATCCTACCGTGTACGCGCATCCTGCAAGGTTCTAGGCTATAGTCGCCGATAGCGTAACGTTAGCAAGACTATACAAATCAGGATCTAAGAATGTTAGATATACTAAGTAAGTGAAGCCCTGCAAGTGTATTTGTTACACTGTAACAAGTGAGCCACATGTTAAGAACTTGACATAAGGGGGGAAAGGTTTATGATGGTCTTTGTCAGCGCAATTCCGCTCTGACAATGTTAGTGGAGACTAACACTATGGCTAAGAAAGCAACTGCTAAGACTGTCACGCTGTCTGATACGCAATCCGACAACATTCGCGCCAGTGCGGTTTTCATCGCACACTCCGATAGCGTGTCAGAAGCGGACCGCGCGGCCAGCATTGAAAGCGCGAAGCGTGCCGGGATTAGCAACGCCACCGTACAGCCCTTGCTTCGTGCGGAGTTCATTGCCGGTTACGTCGCGGCGCGGCAGAACCCCAAGGCGGAACTGCTCACGTCCACCATGATCACGAAGGCGCGTGAAACGCTGGCTAAGCCGAACAGCAAGGCGGAGGCGAACAACCGCCGCACGGCAGAAGAGGATCGTTTCGAAGCCACCGCGCGGGTTCGTTGGTTACGCTTGCTGGTCGCGTGCGACGTCGTCAGTGTGGCAGCGAAGAAGCCGGGCGGCAAAACGAAGGCAACGAAGGCGGCCAAGGATGACACGCCGCGCGCCTCTAACGTGGTACCAGCATCGCCCGACTGCCGGAGCTTCCCTGACGTGGTGAACCATTGCTTGTCCCAGGCGCAGGCGATGGATGGCATGGCGCGCAAGTCGGCGAGTGCTGGCGTCAAACTCACGGCTAGTTTCACGACTGCCTTGGCCGCATTCCGCAAAGCTATGAAAGTTGAAGCGGCCGGCCTGGACACGGAGGAAGAGGAAACTGACTGCTAGTCTAGCCTAAACTCTCAACCTACCCACCCCGCGCGCCGCAAGGTTCGCGGGGTTTTCTTTGTCCGACGCATGGCGGCCCGCACGCGCCTAACCTCGCGCTACCTTAAAACTTTGTTTGTATCTCCGCGTCACTTGTTACACCGTAACAACCGTGCGTCAC